ATTTCTAATCACCAACACTGCGGCGAGTGCGAATAACCACTTCATCGTAGTCGATTGGTACGAGGCGGGATAATGAAGAAACTATACGGATTGATTCTAGGATGTCTGATGCTCGCTGGCTGTGCGACGGGATTTGGAATTGCTGGTATGAGTCCTGAGCAACTGGCTGAGTATGCGAAGATGAAAGATGCCTCAGCGATGTGTGTGAAGGGCGTGTATGCTGGAGTCTCAGTCACGACAACGGCTGTAAATATTGATAAGGGAATTCCTTCAGGAATGACAGTAAAAGATAGTTGCGAGATCAGCTTTAGTTCTCCACCAAAGTAGTGAAAGCGAGGGCGAATGTTTGAATTCTGGCTCGGGGTAATGACAGGAGTATGGGGGCTAACGGGAGTAGCAGTAGGCTATGTTCTCTGGCGATATGCTTTCAAACCCTGGACTGTGATGAGAAAAGATATCATGGCCTTAGTTGAGGGACTCAAGAAAGCTAATGAACGAATAGATAATTTTGAACATGCTCTCTCCCCGACTAAGGTTTCATTAATGAGTGATGAGCAGTTGGCTTCGGTTGAAAATAGACTCCGAGCGGCTAGAAGGGTGAATGGATAACTCACGATCTGATCGGTTTAGAAAAGTCATGGAGAGTCTGAGAATTCGGAATGAACGAGGGCAGATCGTTCCGATGAAGTTCTCTGACTCACAAGAACTCATCTGGCGTCAGGTCGCTCCACGACTCGATGCAGGTGAGCGGTTATGGTTTATCGTGCTGAAAGGACGACAGACCTATACCTCCACCTTCTTCGAGGCATTGACATTCGCTCGGACCATCTCCACTCCAGGTACGAATTCTCTCGTCCTGGCGCAAGACCTGGATACTTCACATGCGCTGTTCAGTATGGCTAAGTTATTCCTCAAATATCTGCCAATGCCGGCACTTCGAGAGCCGCGCATCAAGGAAATCACCTTCCCTTTCCCTTCCGCGCAATCAGTATTCAGGGTCATCTCGGCTGGTGTCTCTGCAAAGGGCAGAGGCACCACGCCTTCTTGCGTGCATGCGAGTGAGGTAGCATTCTGGTCGCATCAGGAAGTTTTGACCGGTTTATTCCAGGGTCTTCCTGACATTGCAGAAACCATGTGGGTATTGGAGTCTACAGCAAATGGCAAGGTCGGACATGGAGAAATGTTCTACAACGAATGGCAACGAGCAGTGGCGGGAGAGTCTATGCTCATCCCTATCTTCATCCCTTGGTTCGCCATGCCCAAATATGTCGGCTCCGCTGTTCATTATAAACTTAATGACGATGATATCCTTGATGAAGAGGAAAAAGGTCTGATAGAAGCTTTTGGTCTGACGCTTGATCAGTTGGCATGGAGAAGATATGCCATCAAGACCAAGTGTCGTGGGTCGTTGGATTTATTCCATCAAGAGTATCCAAGCTGCCCAGAAGAAGCTTTTATCTCAACAGGTCTGCCCGCATTCAACCGTGTCTCGCTGATGAAACAGCAGCCCAATGTATGCCCTCCATTGAGCAGGGGCAGGGTTGAATTGCGGGTGGGCAAAGATGTGAAGTTCATTGACGATCCTCGGGGAGATGTGAGAGTTTGGGTCAATCCAATCCCAGATCACAAGTATGTCATTGGTGCAGACACAAGTGAAGGGATCGAAGGAAGAAACCGAGATGCCTCCGCTGCCGAAGTTATTGACATGGAGACGATGGAGCAGGTGGCTTGTATCCACGGAGCTATTCCTCCTCGTGATTTTGCTTTCCAGCTTAATGCTCTGGGAAGATGGTATAACAATGCTCTCCTCGCTCCTGAAGTTAATAATCATGGTCATGCCTGCCTCGATCATCTTATTCGTACTTTTAACTATCCTAACCTCCATCAGTGGAGAGGTCGAGCAGATCGAATCAAAATTGTCCAATCTCGCTTTTACGGTTGGGAAACCAATTCGTTTTCTCGACCTTTACTGATTGAAGCCGGGAGGCGAGCGATTGATGCCAATCTCGTTACTATTCATGAGGCCAAGCTTTTGGATGAACTGCATGACTTCTCTCGACAGGATAATGGAAAGTATGAAGCAACGAGTGGGCATGATGATCGGGTAATTGCGTTTCTCATTGCCTTGAGATCGAGGGAAGAGAATTACTTCCCAGCCGCGAAGAAGATCGAGATGAGTGATAGTGAGATTGTAATTCCGACGACAATTCGTGTGGTTGAGACGCTGGATCAACGAGCGTCAACGATGAGAAGGATTTCAAAGTTATTGAAGCGGAAGTTAGATACGGCAACAAAGAATTGGATGGATCTCTAATGACCAAATTAAAATATCCAATTGATGATGAGAAAAGAAAAGCACTTAGAGAATATCAAAAAGAATGGAGAAAGAAAAATCCAGATAAAGCCAAATTAATTGAGGCTCGTCAGCGCGCTACTGATGCTTGGAGAGACACACAACTTAGATTTAAATACGGAATTACACTAGCTGAGTATAATATTTTATTTGAAAATCAAAACGGCTGCTGTGCTATTTGTGGTTCTAAAGAAACTAAACGTAAAGGGAATAAAAATCTTTGTGTAGATCATGACCACAATACGAATAGAATTAGAGGATTGTTATGTTTAAACTGTAATAGAGCATTAGGATTGTTTGGGGATGATAAAGAAGTTATTGAAAAAGCTTTAAGTTATTTGGAACTTTAGAAGGAGGGCAAATGGACAATATGTGGATCAATCCGTGGTATTATTATCCTTACTACCCAGCATATCCATATGGATATACGTATTACACCTGGCCGACAACTCAATCCGGCTGGCAATGTCCGAAGTGTTTGAAGGTTTATGCCCCGAGCGTGAGTGTGTGCGTGTGTTCAATCGCCAAGTCCGAGAACGAGGCTGCAAATGAGACAGTATAAGAATCCTATGTGCGAAGCCCCAGATCCAGAATCCTGGCGAGGAATTTGTGGCATCACTATGAAACTCGTTGATGAGAGACATCCTCTCTACAAACCGAAACACTTCGTCTTCTTGTGTCCTCGATGCGAATCAATGCGAGCTATCACAGAAGATCAACTTTCAAAGATCGCTGAGGTAAGATAATGGCTAAAGCTGGATGGAGGGAAAAAGCATGGGGGATCGTATCGAAACTTGGGCCTGCAGCCAAGCCGGATGTACCGAAGGAGGTCCGTTGGCAGGGCCTGGGTCCAACGCCTTCTATAAACACGTCTGCTACGGAGGGCACGGGACGGGCCGCCCGTGTGATCGAACGTCTGCGCCAATCATCTACTACGTCTGCAGAAGACATGCTCAACAGTGGATTCACGAACACGGTGTGGACGTTGAATCCCCGGAGCGTCGCAGAGCAGCCCTCGCTTCTTTTGGAGGAGGAGCTTCCATTGGAACTCTTAGAGACGGCGGATAGACATAAGCTCGTGAGTCTCGCTGAGGGCATGGGATGTTCGCCACAAGAGTTAGTGATGGAGATCGTTCGCTTCTATGTTGAGAATGATGCTGATATTCTTGAATGCGGAACGGTGTTCGATACCGTACAATTTTATCTTACTAATGAGATCGTGGGGTAATGATGGATTCTATTATCGAAGCAAAGGCGGCAGTGAAGGCAGTTCTCAGTGACGGGGATAATGATTCAAAAGAAGCCGCATTGTGGAATTGGCTTGAAATGGCTGCAAATGATTCTGGGAGAGTAAGAGAAGGCCAAGCCCAGATGACGAGATATAAGGAATGGTTAGATTTATTCTACGGTGAACACTGGCCGACTTCAACGCCATCATTCAGACCACCGATTGTGGCGAATGAGTTGCGGACGTTGATTCTTGCTGAAGCGAGTGATCTAGCAGACTCAGTTCCGCGAGTGTATATCACTCGTGACCCACGAAAGGGTGGTCGAGATCGAGATGCCGAGCGAGCACTGCATGCTGTCTGGGCACGAAATAATGTAGACATGGTGCTGACGAATGCTGCGATGTGGGCGTTGCTCGTTGGAACCGGCTTCATTGAAGTCTGGTGGGATGTCGATGCGTTCGCAGGACTTGGAGAGATTCGAGTTAACGAACGAGATCCACGATCAGTCCTCCCAGATCCAGATGCGAAGGATGATGAGAATTGGATGTTTAGAATTCTCGAAACAACGTTAGATCTCTATGAGATTCGTAGACTCTTTCCGGTCAAGGGTGGGAAGGTTAAACCCGAAGATCGGATGTCATTAAAAGATACTGCAAGTAGTGGGCATGCCGAGGCCGGGAATTTTATGCGAATGGCCTCGCCGTTGTATCCAGGTGGTGAGGGGATCAATGATCCTCCGTTGATTGGATATAAGAAAGCCCGAGCAAGAGTTCTCGATTGCATCCTACTCGATCCAACAACTGAAACAACAGTTGAAGAAGCGCGATCAGTCGATGGGAAGATGATCAAAGATGAGAAGGGCAATCCAATTCTTCAACAGAAAGTAAAGGCGAAATATCCAAATGGTCGTCGAATTGTTGGGGCCAACGGGGTTATCTTATACGATGGCCCAAATCCAAATCCTAAAGGATATTCTTCTCATCTCGATACTGGCATCGTGCGCGTTGTACTGGAGCCGACGCTAGATCGTTTCTGGGGCTCGGGATTCGTGCATCAAACGGCTCAGTTACAACTTGCAGCGGATAAGCTCCTTTCAGCATTGGTTGAAAATGCCATCAGACTGAATAATGGAATGGTTGTTTCTACTGGAAACACCGGCCTCGATATGGAGACGTTTGCCTCAATTCCTGGACAGTTGGTGCAGATTAACCCAGGTTCGCAGTTAGATGTGAAATATCCTCAAGCCATGCCGACTGACATGACGCAAGCCCCGTGGAAGATGCTGGACTTGCAGCGACGGATTCTTGGCTTCCAAGATGCTCGAGTTGGTATGCCCTCACGAGGGAATGTGAGTGCTGACCTGACCGAGACTGAGATTTCTCAAGGTCAATCAACAACTCGTCTTCGGGCGAGAATGCTTCATGGAGTTGTGCAAAAAGTTGCAGAGATGATCTTTGCTCGCATGTGTGCGAATTACACTACACCAAGAATCATCCCAGCCGTCGATGGCGAGGAGTTTAGTCCAGTTGAATGGAAGCCGGTGGATAATCCTGATAAGTATGCTATTTATGTTGATCCTGCTTCTATTAATATCATGAGCAAGACTCTTCTCAAGAGACTTGGGACGATGTTATTTAAGCTTGGAGCGATTGATCGTAAGTCCCTACTCGAAGCGCTTGGATGGCCTGCGTGGTCGGAGGTATCGAAGAGACTCGACGACAAGGAAAAGGCTCAAATCATGGCAATGGCTATGGGAAAGAATAAGAAGTAATCACAAAGGAGGGCAAAA